GGTGTCAAAAGGGGCTTTACAAAAACCGATCTCAACTTCTGATTTCAAGTTTCCTAATTCCAGCCCTCACCGAATCCCTCACCACCCCCGCAAGCCAGACCACCAAAAATATGCAGGAAAACAACTTATGAAAGGTAGCATCCGGACTGAAAATCCGTGTGTCGGCAGTTCGATTCTGCCCCCGCCCATTAACGGAGACCCTCTGAGAGTGTAAAATACTGCATCCTTGGCGGGTCTCTTTTAGTTTGTGCGCATCCGTGTCTGGGGATTGCGAGTCGGCTTTTGTCGGCCTTTGTCGGGGTAAGGAGCCTTCAATCCCTCACCAAATCCCTCACCGAAGGTCAGGTCTAGCGAACGAGGGCATCGTATTGACGGCGAGGGCTCGCTCAGCCAGGCCGGTGTGAGTGTAGACATTCATCGTCAGATCGACCGAGGAGTGATCGAGTAGTTGCTGCGCAATCTGAGGATGAATCCCCGCCCCGGCCAGCCTGGTTGCAAACTGATGTCGGAGCTCGTGGAAGAGCCAGGGCCGATCGAATTCGTCGAGCTGGGGGATCTGCGCTGCTTCGAGATCCCGCCGCACCATATCGGCGGACCGCCCCGGCCAACTGCTAGGCCAGACGCTCGAACGCCAAAATGACTAGGATTTTGAGCATTTCTCCCCCTGACGCTTCGCGCAGTAGCGCGCGAAGCGTTCGCGCAGTAGAGCGCGATCGTTCGCGCTCTACTGCGCGTAAAAAATGGCATCTTCGCGCTCTACTGCGCGAAACTTCGCGCGCTACTGCGCGAAGCGGTTTTGACGTAAACCTTTCAAACCCAAACACATAACTGTTTGGATGCGTTTTTGCTAATATAACCGGTCCAGGACCTATGGTTCTTGGTTGGTTCTTTTAACCTGATCCTGATATTAATAACTAGAGACCGTCTTTTGCATAAGTATCCAATCCCTCCAGCAGCCATCCGACAGTAGTGCCCAGGACCTGGGCATAGAGCGGCAATTTATCCGGATCAACCTTCGCATTCTCGTAGCGGATGCGGTAGAGCTGGTCCCGTGACAAACCCATAGCGCTTGCCAGGCTTCCCAGCGTCTCGTCCCCCTTTTCGGCGTCAGAGACGCAGTCTCTGAACCGCTCGTAAAAAGAATCGGCCATGCGCTGACCTCTTGGAAACGTGACCAACCTCTGTGTGGAAAAATCGCTCAATAACCAGACTCCTACCTCAGATTATGGACGTTATCCTCTGGGAGATTACACCAAAATCCACCAAAATCGCAATTATTTAGCGATTTGTGTTGAATTTTCGCTTATTGCGGAATTTTCGCTTGACACGCTTTCAGAACTTACTAGACTTTCGCTTACTTACTCGGATATCGATTAAAGGACATCTGCAGATGAGCGAAATCGCCACAGAAGAAGAGGTAACGATGAATTTGGCCGAACTGGCTGAAATGGCCGGATTCGCGGCCCAAGTCTTCGTCCGCCTCTACAACAGCGGACAGATCCAGGGCGTTCGCAGGATAGGAAAGTCGAAATTCCGAGTAAAGAAGGAAATGCTCTTATCTGGCCTCGCCGAGAGGGCAGAACGGTTATACAGCGGATCTAACCATGATGAATGATGTCTTTACCCCAGTTCATGCGCCAGCGCCAGGCCGGAATGACGCTCTCCACTAACCAGAGCCGAGTTCTGACAGCCATTATTAACGCCTACGAATACGAAAACAAAACACAAATGAGCACTCGATCCATCCAACAGGCCACCGGCATAAGCCACCCCGGCGCTCTTTCCAGGGCTCTGGCGGGTCTGCTGGCCCTGGGAGTGATCGAGCGGCCATTCGGGGAGGCACGAGGCGCTTACACGCTATCCCTCGAAGTCGCTCAGTGGCCGTGCCAGGTGGATGTCCAGGTCATCTCCGAGCAGCAGCTCAAAATCAGCCGGTCCATACTCGGACACCGGATGGAGGCGATTAGCGGGCGCTACGAGCAGCGGGAGACAGTGGTCACCCACCTGGTCGGGTTTGGTTACGATGCGGACCGCGTCCGGCAGGCATGGCAGGCCGCCCAGGCCGGCGAGGACTTCCTCGCATATTTCATCTCTGTTTATACCGACCCCAAATACCAGCTTCCCGATCCGCCCCCGCCCCCGAAACCGATGAAGCAGGCGGAATTCCGCCTCACCCCGGCCACCGCGGACCCGGATCACTACACATCCCCGGAAGAGATCGCCGCCCCGGCCAAGTTCTTCTACAAGCGGACGCCATCTGGTCGAGCCGAATGCATCGCCGCCCTTAAAAAAATGCCAAGCGTCGGCGACGTGCTGGATGATGCCCTCGCCGAGGTGGGGGACCTGCCACGGGACGAATGGATCACTGCGATATCTCAGGCCATATACCAGCGCCTGCAATCTCCGCCCGGAAATGGAAACCACTCGACACCTTCGGACAAAACGGGAGCGACGGGTCTCCTCGGCCCCGCCCGCCGCCCCGTGGAGTCCGAGGAAGGGGAAGCATGAGCTTTTTGCAGGCCGCCATTGATGGGATCGTCCTCGCCTGTTTCGGCGCACTGGTCTATGGCGGGCTGGCCTACTGGTGGGACCGTCTGGAGGGAATGAGATGGAAATAGGAACGTTCACATTCGGCTTCATCGCCGGCGCAATCGCCATGGTCGTTGTCTACATCCTCACAGCAAAATTACCCCTTGATGATTCGTAATCATGAAACTGAAGACTGCCCGCCAGATGCTTACTGATGTTTCGCTTCACTGTCCCCGATGCGGGGCACGGCTGGGCGTCAACCGGCACCGCAACCGCTTCAAGCTCGCATGTGGGCTCTGCGCCGCCGTGGCGGACGTTTCGCCCCGGAACATTCGCAAGGTTCACCGGCGTTTCACTTACCTGGATTCGGTGATCAGACGCAAGCGCTCCTCCTCCATGGGCACGAGGTTAAGCCAGGCCACGTTGAGCAACCTTTATCGGCTGGTGCGTTCCATTCTGCCCGGATGCAGGCCGGAGACCGTAGTCCGCCTGGGAGGCTCTCTGTAATGGACACCCTTACCCTGACACCCGAAACGCTGGCCCAACAGCTTCACATCTCCCGCCAGCAGCTCTACGTCTGGATCGACGAGGGGAAGGTGCCGCAGGGCTTCCACATCGGTCGTATGCGGCGGTGGTATTGGGGTGAGATTGAGGACTGGATAAAGCGGGGCTGCCCCAGCCTGCGGGTTCTGACCGAGCAGAAACGCCAGGAGGAAAGGAGCGCCTGATGATGATTATGATGCCTCGCTCGGCAGCCATTCATTGGGGCCATAAGTGGCCATCTGATGTCGCAGTGAAGGTGAATGGAAAATTTGTCACCTGGCAGGAAGTCCACGACAAGCGGCGCCAGAGGCAGGCGGAAACGATCAGGCGAATCCGGCAGCCAGAGCCGCCGAAAGTGATCCCATGCTACATCTGGACGTTCTACAACGACACCGTGATTTACGGTGGCTGGTATTGCTACCTTTGCACCCTGCGGGATGGTTCCGACTTTTCGGGCAAATTTGGAGTCGAGTGGAGCGATCAGGCTGCTCAGTTGATGCAGGCCGTAAACGTCGGGCTGTTTCCCATCGAGGCCAACTGGGAAGCCTGGATGACAGAGATTGCGAATTTTTACCCAAGAAATCACCCAACTGACCGCCGCCGTGCGGGCTCGGTTGTGGGCTGGTTCGACACGGATGCCCAGAAGTTCGAAGCGAGGAGCGCCTGATGCCCAGAGCCAGAAACCCACAGAAGAACCGTTACCGCTCGCTCAGGAACAGGCGGCCCAAGAGTTACACCAACGATCTGCCGCCCCACATCCTCGCCCTGTTCCCGAAGGAAGAGCCAAAGCTCAGGCCCTGCCCCGGCTGCCAGGACATGGTCAGTTCCACCAGAGGCCAGCGCTACTGCGAGCAGTGCAGCCGCCACAAATCTTTTCGTCTCACCGAGAACAAGGTGACCGGTGCCTCCATGGGCAACGGACAAGTTCGCCGCAACTCACACGCATAAGGAGCACATCATGCCTATGTCGGTCGATTTCCATATCAGAAACTTCAACGAGGTTTGGAAGCCCGGGACAGAGGTCGTCTATGAGGACGATGCCGGTAAGGAATGCGCCGGGGTGACCCTTTCGGAGGCGTTCCTTCATCACCGCAGAGGTGCCGTGATCTGGCTGGTTGGAGAGCCGGAACTCACCCGTCTGGATCGCCTGATCCCCGCCGAGCAGGGCGTAACCCCCGAAACAGAAGAGCCGCCGGGCAATCGGCTAATTGCCTATCCGGCGACCGAGATAGAAGAGCCTGCCGATTCAGCCCCCTAACGGCTGACTCGCCCTCTGGCGGGCGGGTGAGCCATCCACTGTGCTTGATCCCGCAGTCACCCGCCCGCCACGCCTTTTACCCGGAGAAAACCGGGTCGATCAATCTTTTCGAGTATGCGGCGTGGTTGGTGAATGAGGTTCAAGAATGAAATCGTATAAGCTCAAGCCAAAATCGGGGAAGAAAGCGAGAACCATTTTTCGTTGTGGAGTGTGCAAGATTTGTGGTTCAGGAGGCGAAATCACGCCTCTTAATGAATGCCGGTGTTGTCATGGAAAGCGGCTGCTGGCCGAATTGGAATATGTTGTGGCCGTCACTATGAATCGAAGGGAAGTATTTGAGGGGCGAGAGGTTCAAGATTGATCCCGCAGTCACCCGCCCGCCACGCCTTTTACCCGGAGAAAACCATTGCGAGAGCTGAGTCTTTTTACTGGAGCGGGGGGCGGATTGCTGGCCTCAATCCTGTTGGGATGGCGCTGCGTTGGCGCTGTCGAGATCGATTCCTATTGCTGCCAGGTTTTAGCGCAGCGGCAGACCGAAGGGCACCTGGATGAATTCCCCATCTGGAATATGGACATCCGAGAGTTTAACCAGCGAGTCGCTCCCCAGTATCAGGGAATGGTTGATGTCATTACCGCAGGATTCCCCTGCCAGCCATTCAGCACCGCCGGCAAAGGGCTCGGCGAGGCAGACGAGCGGAACATGTGGCCAGCAACAATCGATGCCCTTCGCATCGTTAGACCCGAATTCGCATTGCTGGAGAACGTGCCAGCTCTCCTTGCTCACGAATACGCACGAACGATATACCGGGACCTGGCCGAAAGCGGGTTCGATGCACGATGGCGAGTGCTTTCGGCAGCCGAACTGGGAGCGCCCCATCTCCGAAAGCGATTGTGGATCGTTGCTGCCGACGCCAACAGCAAACAAGAACACACCGAACACAGCCGACCCGACCGACATTGTGAACAGCAGGGGCGGCCCATTGCAGGCGGGACAGAAGCCTCACGACAGACGAACGGGGAAACCTGTTACAACAACGTTAGCAGACATGGTCAGACTGTGGCCGACTCCGACCGCAAGGGACTGGAAGACGGGACACAAGGGCACAGACAAGCAGAAGAAGATGACCCCCAACGGTTACGGCTGCCAGCTCAACGACATGGTGGATGGTGGGAAGTTGAACCCGACGTGGGTCGAGTGGCTAATGAGGTGGCCTCTCGGTTGGACAGACTGCGAGCCCTTGGAAATGGACAAGTTCCAATTGTGGCGGCGACAGCATGGAGGATCCTGACATGAACGACGACGACCGGACCGAACAGATACGGCGCAACAGCCAGAGGACGATGCGGAGCTGCAACCGCTGCAACGGCCAGTTTCGGAGCCAGTCCCTCGGCAATCACCGTTGCCCGAAATGCACGTATGAAATCAACAAAAAACTCCTCCCGACCGGCGGGAAGAGAGCGAAGGAGGTGCAGTGATGGCATACAAATATGAGCCTGACACCGCTGCTGAGCGGGAATTTTTTAGATACTTCACGCGGGTAGACCATCGGGAGGTCGGCGGGGGTGCGAACACGTTTCCGGCAGATCGCATCACCTGGGAGGGCCGCTGGGGAGAGAGGCCGATCCGGATCGTGACCCAGCCGCTCCCATTCAAGCCCTCATTCCTGGTATCGAGCGGAGAGCGCCTGCACGTCAAATCAGGCCACCATCTTCGTGCCTGGGTATATGGCGATGTCTCGCACGATGAGGCCGCCCTGTTCATGCTAATCCGCACGGCGGCCAAGCCCTACCACGCAGAGATCCAATTGTGCCGGGACAACTTCAAGCCGCCTGACGTTCCCATGTTCCCCTTGAGATGGTCGGACGGTACCGACTCCAAAGACAAAGGCGATGACCTCGCCTCAGTCATTCGTGAGCGCTCCAACGAGGACCTGGTCTACTTCCTCAGCAAAATGAGAAATCTCCCACACGAGAAGAGCATCATCCGCAGCGAGCTCGAATCCCGCAACGTCTCCGCCGATACAGAAGACATCCCCGGCCAACTCCTCCTCCTCCTCTGACCCCGACACCCGACACCCGACACCCGACACCCGACACCCGACACCTGAACAAACCATGCCCCGCCGAGACCCACGAAATCCAAAGCTCCGGACTAAGCCCCGCGGTGACAACGATCACATCTCCCAGGCCGAGATGCGCAAGTATTCCGGCTACTCGCCCTACGATCCGCCTCGCTGGGATCTCCTGCACATGAACCGCTGCGAAATCGATTGCGAGGGCACCTGGCTGGTCGTCGATGAGCAGATCCTGGCCCGGCCGTTGAAGTGCATCAGCATCCCGCAGCCCTGGGCCAGCCTGCTGGTCTGGCACGCTACAAAACACTTCATTACCAAATGGTTCGAGAAGACCTACCGGGGCACCATGGGGCTGCACGCCAGCCGATACACCTGCCAGGAGAGTGTCGCCCTGGCGGCGGACGAGCAGGTGCAGGCCGACTTCGCCCGATACGGGCTGAGCCTGAATTCTGAGAACAGATGGGAGCGGGACGGCGAGGAGCTGCCGAGGGGGCAGATCCTCGGAGTGGGCTGGCTGGACAGAACCAGCCGCTGCAACGAGACGAAATTCGGCAAGAAGGAGCTGCACTACCTTCCTTCGCCGAGCGGATTCGCCTGGCACTTCAGCGCTGTAAGGGAGAACCCGGTCTACGTCCCGGCCACCGGCGAGCGGAACATCTGGGAATTCAAGCCGAGCGGGAAAGAGAAAAGCGCCCTTACCGGCGCTCCTTACGTCCACCTGACCCCAAGCAATGAACCTGCCCCAGCCACCCGATGAAAAATTCCGTCCCATCGAGATCCTCTACTACCTCCTGGCCGCCGGCGCTATCTGCTGGCTGGTGTGGAACCTAATCCGTAATGCGTAATGAGTAATCAGAAAAAACCCGAAGACCCTCAGCTACCGCCTCGCCCCCAATTTGTTCCCAGCCGTGTCCGCCTTCTCCATACCGTCACAGGCGATCCGCCGTTTGGTCATGTCCGGGCTGAACCAGGCGACTATGAATGCGAATCCAATCAGTGGGGGGCCGTATCGGTAACGGCCACCAACGGAGAACCCCTCGGCCTCCGCCCCGCCGAATTCGATGTCCTGGAAAACATACGCAACCCCCACCTCGACACCTGACACCTGACACCCGGCGACCCCATGGACACCCTCTTCCCCACCGACGAACAGACCACCCAGTCGCCCATCGACGCGGCCCGTGCTTCCCGCCATGCGGAGCTGGTCCGGCGGGCGCACGAGGGTCACCGGTTCACCAAGGGGGAGGTCGCCGAGCTGCAGGAGCTGGAGGCGTTCATCGCCGGAGATGTCCGGCCAGGCCACTGCCCCACCCAGCGCCTCTATGCGGATATCTGGACCGCTCAGATCGAGAAGCGGGACGAGCGCACGATCCGGCAATGGGTGGCTTCCTGGCGGGCACACTGCCGGAAAAACGACATCGACTGGGAGTCCGATCATGGGCTGCCCTGGATCAGCTTCACGATCTTCGTCGCCGAGACCATCCAGCAGAAGCGCTTTCACACCAAAGCTCCCGAAAAGGAAGAGTTGGAGCTTGAAAAGCTCAAAGCCGAGATGGAGATCAAACAGGCCGACGCCGGGGAGAGAAACGGCAGGCTGATGGAGCGGGACGCCGTGGACCGGCTCAACGGTGCCCGCATCCTGGCCATGCGCTCGCCCCTGTTGCGTCTGGACACCAACGCCACCACATGGGCGGGCATGGAGGAGTTCGAGCTTCGCCAGGCATTGCACCAGTGGAGCGCCAACGTATTCCGCCAGGTGATAGACGACGATCACGCCAATCAGGCATACGAGCACATGCGCCGCCTGGAGTCCCTGGCCGAGGCCGCCCGTGCCCTCATCGATTCGAGGCACGACCAAGGAGAGATCACCCAGGACGCCTGGGATGGGCTGGAGGAAGCGGTAGCAGAGGTAGGTCCCAATTCCAATTGGGACACGTGATTCGTGATTCGTAATTCGTAACTCGTAACTCGGAGAAGAAGCCATGAAACCAGCAGATCACGTTCACCTTGTCATGGAGGAGGTAAACAAAAACATCGGCCACCTGGTCGAGCTTTACAACGGAAAACTCGGAACGTCTCTCTGCCGAAGCGTAGTAGACGCCATCGAGGCACTTTCCAAAACCAACCAGACACTTGCACAGGTAGCGAGAGTCATAGAGCAACAACCCCAGGGCGGCGGTCGCTTTGTAGAAGTTAAACCCGACGGCCCCGGAGTCTCATCTCCCTGATTCTGATTACTTCTTACGAATTACCCCTTACCAAACCGGAGGACAACGATGTCGAAGAAGAAGAAAAAGACGACCAGCGGACCGATTAAGCCCGAAGAGGGGATACCAGCCCCGGCGGGTGACAATGTTGTCGAGATGCGCCCGGCTACACAGAGGGCGGCGTTCAAGGAGTGGCAGAATTCAGAAATCCCCCTCTCCCCACGTGAATACCTGACCGGAGTCTTCCTCTCCATCCACTTCTCTGCCCTGCCGACCGACGTAGATGTCCTCGATAACGCAGTCAGGCTATGCACCCGCCTCGCGGACCGAACCATCGAGGTGATGAGTCGTGATGAGTAATCCGTAACCCTAACCCGGAGGACAACAGAATGGGACAGTGTGGATGTGGAGATTTTGCAGGTGATTTTCGATTTTGTGGCCCGGAGGACAGATGGTATGTGGTCCAGTTCTATCCGTCTTGTGAGTTATGCAACTCACCGGCGGGTGTCATCCTCTATAAATTCGGCCCGGAGGAAATGAAAACCTGGGGATGCCATGACCTTCCAGAAATGAGCCTCGATGAAGAAGCCGCATTTCTGCCCGTCTTGCACCCGGACAAGCTGCGCAAAAAAATTACAGACTACATGGAGGCAGCACTTGATGAAGTGCTAGAGGAATTTGCGCCCGCAGTAAACCAGACCATCAACGATTTCTACAAGGAAGGAGGACAACAGAATGCAGGTATGTGAATGCAAGGAACTGCTTACGGGAGGCTGAACCGACACCTGACACCCGACCCCTGACACCCGACACCCGACACCCGACACCCCTCTACTAATGGCTCTCGCCACCCCCATCTGGTCTCCCGCAGACAAAGCCGCCTGGGCTGCCCCGCAGGATATCCTGCCATCCGAATGGTGCGATCGGTTCTGGCGGCAGCTCGGCGAATCGGTTCTCCGGGAGCAATACTCTACCACCCTCACCCCCTACTCCCGGGAGCCCATGGACATGGCAGCGGAGCGGCGGGTCCGGCGCATGGTGCTCCAATGGGCAGCGCAGGTGGGGAAGACCGCCATTTACATAGGAGTCCAGGGATGGAAGTCAGACGTAGCGCCCGGCCCCCAGCTCCACGTTATCGATTCAGAGGACCACTGTAAGGATTTCTTCGACCGGAGAGTTAAACCACTCTTCCGCATCGCCAGGCTGCGCCGGCACGCCACCGGAGCGGTGAGAGACCACCAGGGATGCTCCATCCGGCTCGCCAACGACGAGCGCAACGGCCTGGGCTACGTCTGGGCCACACCCGGCAAACTTTCCGAGCGCCCCATCGAGTTACTGGTCATCGACGAGGTCGATAAAATCCGATGGAATCCAAACAGCGAGGAGGCTCACCCGGTAGACCTTGCGGACGAGAGAGTCAAGAACTTCCCGCACACCTCGCTGGTGATACTGGTCTGCACCCCGACCACGGAGGACGGGCGAATACACATCGAGTATGTGGGCGGTGACCAGCGCCGGTACCATGTTCCCTGTCCCCAATGCGGGCTCCTACAGCTCATCGAACGGCAGCGGGTGATCGCCCCCAAGGATGCCAGCCACCAGGCGATTATCGAGAACAACCTCGCCCGGCACGTCTGCGCCGATGAGCAATGCGCCCACCCCATGAACGAGAGGGAGCGCCGGCGAATGCTGGAGTTCGGGATCTGGATCCCCCAGGCCCACGATCTGCGCAACCAGCACGTCGATTTTCGGGACGTGGAGGAGCACATCGCAGACCACTTGCCCGCAACCCGGAACCGCCTGGCAGAGATCGACCGGGAGATCGTGGGCACGGATGGGGATGCTCTGCTCGAAGGGGACATGACCCGGCTACGCCAGTACGCGGTCGAGAATCTGAACCGTGGCGAATGCCCGCCGCAGATGAATATCTCCTACCAGATCGGCACCCAATACAGCACCATCGTCCCCCTGGGCAGGTTTGCGGTGAAGTATCGCCAGAGCCGCAACAAGCAGGACCAGCGAAAGCACTTTAAAAACTCCTGGGAAGGCGAGCCATTCTCCCCGGCCATCCGCTCCGCCGAATCAAAGGACGTACGCGAGCGCTGCCAGGGAACACACGAGAAGTGGCAGGTGCCGGACGAGGCGTTGGGCCTCACCGGCGGGGTGGACGTGCAGAAAGGCTACCTGCGCCTGATGGTCGTGGCCTGGGGCTACGAGGGACGGATCTGGATTGTGGGGATCGACCGGGTGGAGACCTGGGAAGAGCTGGAGCAGCGCCTATTCGTGAAGCGCTACCACAGTGTGGATGGGACGGCAAACTACGTCATCACCTATACGTTCATCGACTGCGCCTACGATCCGAACGCCGTATTTGAGTTTACAGACACGTTCCCGGAGCAGGCGGGCAACATCTACGGCAAGCGGGATGCGGCCCAGCAGAGCGGCGGCAGCGATCTTTTCCCCCGCAATGCGGAGCGGGACCAGCAGGGGCAGAACATCATCGGCGGGCGTCAAAAATGGGTCTGGGGTAAGTTCAAATACATCGGCCAGGCCCTGGGATTGCTCACCCCGGAGAACGCCGGCCACGCCCGGCTCCAAGTCTACCAGGACATCGAGGAGGACTACCTGGACGAGCTGACGGCGTGGCACTTCACCCGCCGCCAGCAGAGCGCCAAATCGTCCATAGTGATCCAGCAATACGAGCCCAAAAAGGCCGGCATCGCCGACCACTCCCTTTTCACCCTCTGTTACAACCTCTGCGCCGGCACCTATCTGGATTGCGAGTATGAGATGCCAGAGCCCACCCAGCAGGAGCTCGAAGTAGAGACCGCCCGCAGTATGCGAGCCGTGGAGAGCGCCAGGAGGGAAGACTACAGCGACTGGGGCGGCATGGTCGATACCAGCGACTGGGGAGGCGGAGGCGGGGGATGGAAGATGGAAGAGTAGGTCATGAGGTGTCGGGTGTCAGGTGTCAGGTGTGATCGAATCCTTGTCCGTAATTCGTAATCTGAAAATGAACAACATCGAACAGGCCAGACAACTCAAATTCTCATCGCCACTATTGACGAGAAATCTGGCCAGATGAACTTTCGATTCGAGTGCTCGGGGATGTGTGGAATCTGAAAACCTGCGTAAAACCACCGGAAAACAGCATGGACGCCCCGAAGATAGAAGACGATCTGATTACCTGCTGGTGCGGAACGACAGGCACCTACGAGGAATTGTTCGCAGACGATTTCCCGCCAGGCCCATGCGGCGGCCTGGGGATAATCCACTGCGAATGCGGAGGAGATCTGTGCGTCTGCCACAATCACGAAGAGGTCGAGTGCCCCGGCTGCGATGAATGTAACCCCGAAGACGACGACGACGTTGTCCCAACCCTGACACCTGACACCCGACACCCGACACCATGAACACCATCCTCGCCCCAATCGCTGCCAGAGCATACACAGAGTTCTTCCGGTCACTGAAACCGGACGACGACCTCCCGATCAAGGAGTTCGGCGACCTATGCCCAAGCCTCCAGGACGCATGGATCGAGGCTGCCCGCCATGCGATATGCACCTGGGTAAATACCTTGCTCAAGGAGCACCTGAAGAGCGACGAGAACATGATAGAGCCCCTGGCCATACTCCAGATCGGATACGATAACAAAGCCGAACCAGAGGAGATCATGCGCAGGGCCATCGGCGCTGCCATCGCCATAGCCCTGATCCCAATAGTCCCAATCCCGCCCGCCATCATCGATGGCGAGCCGTTGATACCAGGCGACGACATTGTCCTGGATCTCGATGACACTGGCCCGCGGCCCGAACCCTTCGACCCGATGAATAATTGATTTTTTCGTAGCGGTGGTCTCCAGGCCGCCGATCTTTCGGCCAGCCCGGACGGCGGCCTGGAGACCACCGCTACGAACCCGAAACCATGACCCTCACCTCCGCCGCCAAATCCCTCCACTCCGGCCAGAACGCCGAATACGAAGGCCGCACAATCACCCCCGGCCAGGCCGCCGCCGCCTACCGTATGGAGGGGCATCTCGGCCCCCCGAACATCCCATGGCTCAAACAATGGCTTCCCCGTTTCGCATCCGACACCCCCGTCCTTCCCGACACCCGACACCCGACACCCGACACCCCTCTTCATCCCGGCACCATGCTCCTCCCCCTCTCAAACATCCGCAGCAACAAATCCAACCACCGATACATCGACGAGACCGATCCGAAGTTCATCGAGCTGGTCGCATCCATCAAGACCTATGGCATCATCCAGCCCATCGTCGTCAGAGAGAATAAAAACGTCACCCTCGAAAAGACTACTGATTACGAGATCGTGTGTGGGGAGCGCCGGTGGCGGGCTTCGAAAGTCGCCGGCCTGGCCGAGATCCCGGCCACGGTCCGCAACCTCACCGATGCGGAAGCCTTCGAGGTGCTGGTCGTCGAGAACATGCACCGCCAGGAGCTGCACCCCCTGGAAGAGGCCGAGACTTTGGAAGAGTGCCGGACCCATCACTGGACAGTCAAAGAGGTATGTGCCCGCCTGCACCTCTCCGAGACCAGCTACTATCGCAAGATCGGGCTGAACCGGCTGGGAAAGGAATGGCGGGCAGAGTGGCTCGATGGGGCCGGCCCGTTCAGCCGGTGGACCCCCAGCCATTACGAGCGCATCGCGGCCCTGCACCTCGAGACCCAGCCCGCGGTCCTGAGCGAGATCAAACAGTGGCACGCCGACGATCCGGGCTACATCGAGACCATGGCGGTCCTCGAGCTGCAGGAATCGATCGACAAGCACACCCGCAAACTTACCCAGGCCAAATGGGATCTGAGCGATGACGCCCTCTATCCCAAAGCGGGAGCCTGCACCGATTGCCCCCGAAACACCGGCAGCCAGATGGATCTCTTCGGCGAGGTGCCCGAATCGAAGGCCCGCTGCACCAACCCGCAATGCTGGGGCGAGAAGGAACGCCGAGTCCTGAAACAGCGGGAGACCGAGATTCGGAAGGCCATCGAGGAGGAGAGAATAGAGCGGGGCAAGAGCGGGCTGGACGACCGCCGGCTCGAGCTGCTCTTCGTAAACAGCGCCCCCGGCGAGATACCCCCGGAAGCCTACAAGGCCAGCGCCGCCCTGAACACCTGGGAATACGAGATCTGCGACGACTCCGAGTATTCGACCGAAGACGGGGACCGCGACGCCAATCCGGCCCTGGTGGTCCACGGCCCGGACCTCGGCGAGGAGGTCTGGGTCTGGAAAATCGGTCGCAAAGAATCCTTTCTCCGGGAGAAGAAGAAGGGGAAGAAGGGGAAAGAGGTGTCGGGTGTCAGTGGTCAGGTGTCGGGCGAAGCTGAAGCCCCCGAAGTTGGAGTCACGCCTCCGGAGGAAAGCCCGGCGCGGCCCAAGCCGTGGACGCTCGACAACCTTCACGCCGCCTGCCACGAAATCGAAGAGTCCGGATGCCCACCGGAGACCGCTGTAGGAGACCGGGAAGGTAACCCCCTGCTCGGAGTCACCGAAGCGGCGGACTCCATCGTCCTGCACATCGAGGAGCAGCAGCTTCCCTTCATCCCTGTCGGCAAGGAGCTGGAATAGCGTTTGTTTCTGAAAACCGGCCCGCGAAGAACTTTTCCTCCGGGAGAAAAAATAGGAGAAAACCATGCCCAACGAACTGGAAGCCATCGCAAACCACAAACGCAAGTTGACGCTATAATTATTCCTACGTCCCGATCTTCCTGACACCCGACACCAGACACCCGAATACCACCATGACCACCGCACGAGCCACAACAGAACTCGCCCTCGTAGAGGCCGCCATCGATAGCATTCTCACCGGGAAGGTGCAAGATAAGGAGACTGGCGGGCCGGGTCACCGCAACCGGTACCTGATGCTCGACTTACCAACCCTTTACGAGCGCCAGCGAGAACTTACGAACATAATCAATTCCGATGCCTCCGGCACAGCGGAGATCGGGGTGGCGATTGGGTAGTAGTGCCAACGGCATGCTGCGCACGGGTGGTCTCCAGGCCGCCGTTCTGGGGCTGGGGTCGGGTGTCAGGTGTCAGGTGTCAGGAAAGGCCGAGGGGCCGTCTCGCCTAACCGGAAAACAACGATGATTGTTGAATCTGATACTACTGTGAGCGAGTTGATGGAGCGTTTCCCAAATGGGTTTGCGGTTGGCCCTGGGTCTCCTGACGATCCCGGTGTTTTGAGCCGGATTATTCTAGCTACCCCCCATCTGCCAGCGATTGCGAGCAAGTATCCCTATCCTGAAGGGAATCAGGGCTATATGTATGTGGATATGGAAGAGGCTGAAGAAGGCGTCGAGGTTTATTATTGCCGTAGGTGTGACCAGCCCGTGCGCAAGACGATGGCGTGCCCCAGGTGTGGCGTTTGGCAGGTGTCGAAGGTACAGTTTACATGATTCTGATTGACGCATTTATCGATATCCTCATCGCCATTGCGGTGACCTTTTACAGGGGTTTCCGCCGCCTTTTCAAATCTTAGTAGTGCCAACGGCATGCTGCGCACGGTGGTCTCCAGGCCGCCGATCTTTCAGCCCGACACCCGACACCCGACACCTGACACCCAGCCCCGTCCGGGCATATCCGCAGATCCATCAGATAATCTGAACACTTGGCCAGATTCCCCAGCGCCGAACAGGCGGGGATTGCGAAGCTCCCCGCCTGCGCTGGCGCTGGTCTGGTCTGGTCTGGTCTGGTTTTTCTTACCCTGACACCTGACACCCGACACCTGCCCCGGATGTTCAACCCCTTCTCCCCAATCGCCGCCTACTTCGAGCGCAAGCGCTACCAGGCCGCCCAGTATCGGGCCCGCCGGACCACCATCGAGGCCATTACCGGAGGCAATCGGAAGGCCGGAAACGATGCCTTCTCCCGGATGATCGCCAATACCTGGCAATCCATGGCCGCATCTCCCGCTGAAGACATCAGCGAGAACCGGGAAGAGATGCAGCTCAAGATGGCAGAGCTCGCACGGACAAATGGCTACGCCTCCGGCCTGGTGGAGTCACTGGTCGCATCAATCGCCGGCCACGAGTTCTATCCCTATGCGGATATAGACCCTGACCAATTGGGTATCAGCGAGGAGCAGGCCGAGGACTGGTGCGAGGCGGCCAGCAACGGATTCGAGGTATGGGCCGCCAACGGGCCGGCAAAGCGGGACATCACATACACCGTGGAGCGCCAGCTCGCCTTTCGTTCCCTGTTCAATCGTGGCGAGATCGCCGCCGAGGTGGTGCAGCGGGAGCGCAGGAAAACCCAGCCGTTCATGTTCCGGAGCAAACTCCTGGAACCCATAAACATCCTCACCCCCACGGACAAGCTCAGCGAAAAGCGCATCCAGGACGGTTTCGAGCGGGATATCGACGGGACGGCCATTAAAGCCTACTACCGCATCGATCCGAACAGGGCGGCCATATCCGGCAACTTCAAGACCATCGACATCCGGGACGAATTCGACCGGGTGCAGTTCATCCACCTGGCCAAGTTGAAGGAGCTGGGACAGGACAGGGGCATCCCGGAGCTCTCCGCGGCCCTGGATGACTTGAAGGTCATCGGCAACACCCGGAAAGCCTACGAGATCCGCAAGTGGTTTATGGCTTGTCTGATGGTCTTCTTTGAATCCCCGACCACACCGAACCGGCTGATAAAGGCCCTGAAACGGAAATCGCAGGACGACCTGCAGAACCCGGCAAAGGTCGCCACAGACCCCGGATTCTACGACTACAAATTCGAGCCGGGGACGTTCATGGGGACGGCTCCGGGCGAAACCGTGAAGCCGTTCCTCCCAGGCCAGGACAGCGACGACTATCGGGTATTCCTGGGCGAGTGTCTGAATGCCGTTACGGGCACTATCGGGATGGCTGGCGGGGTGGTCTGGCCGCATTTATTTAATGATGCAAATTTCAGCACCGCACGAGCCATGACGTTGAAAGCGATAAAACAATTCATTGTCTACCTGGGCTACATGCAGCGGTATGACCAGGTGCATTGGGACTGGGCGATTGAGGAGATGGTCCGCGCTCGCACGGTGCGAGGCATGCCCCAGCTCCCGGCCTGGTTCACCTCGGCCATGTATTTTGAGAACCCAATCGCCTGGGGCCGCATCGCCACACCCCATCCTCCCTACGATCTTCTCGACCCGGATAAGGAGGCCAGCGCCTACGAGACCATGGTCAACAATGGTTTTCTTACTTATGAGCGGGTGCATCGCCAGCTCGGTCTCCGCAGCAAGGAGACAATTCGTAAGTGGAAAAAAGAGCGGGAGGAAATCCGCCCACTGGTCGGCGAGGAGGCCACAGACGAGGAAGCCAAGGGAGCCACCCTGAACGAAATGGTTAACCAGATGGCAGCCATGATCCTCGTGCAGGGCGGGAATCTCACGTCTGGTAATGGGATTCATGTGCGTAATTAGGAGACCCCATGCATTTAAATCTAAACAAACAGCGGCCAGTCGAGATGCGGCAGATAGACCCGATGATGGATGAATTTCTGCCGCCGGCCTTAGAGTCCGAGCAAGAGTTTAAGGACTTCATCGAGCGGCTGAACGCTGAGACTGCCGCCAGCCTTGGGCTGCCCGTTGCTCTGATTATGAAGCCCCGGCCCACCCCTTCGATTACTCCAACTCCAGATCACGAATCATGAAAGCCATCGAACTAGCTTGTTCCATTCCCTGGGCCATTCACCCGGAAGCTCTGCGCACCATCCTTGCCATTGCTAACAGAGACGCCACCCCCATCAACTACAGGGAGGCCCTGGAGCTGCCGCCCATGGAAGCCATGCAGGCCCAACGGGGCGAGCGCCTGAAAGGGACACGGGGGGTTAGCGTCCGAAAAGGTGTCGCCATCCAGACCATTGCAGGCCCTATCTTTCGCCGGGCTTCCGGTTTCTCGGCAATGAGCGGGGCGACCGATCTCAATCGGATGTTCGAGGATTTCAATACGGCGGTCGAGGCTTCAGACGTGACGGCCATCCTGATGGATATCGATTCTCCAGGCGGCGAGGTGGACGGCATCGGCGAATTCGCCCAGAGCATCCACGAAGCCCAGAGGAAAAAGCCCGTCGCTTCTTACGTCAGCTTCCTGGGGGCAAGCGCCGCCTACTGGATACCCTCCGCCACCGGCGAGATCGTCATCGCCCCATCCGCAATGCTCGGCAGTATCGGAGTGGTGAGCACCTATACGGACTATACGAAGTTCGACGAAAAACTTGGCGTTGAGGAGATAGAGATCGTCAGCTCCCAGTCCCCGAAAAAACGGGCCACACCTACCAGCGACGAGGGCAGGGCAATCATTCAACAGCAGGTGGACGACCTGGCCGATGTTTTCATCTCTGCCGTAACCAAATACAGGGGCGTAGACAAGGAAACCGTGCTCAGCAAGTTTGGCCAGGGAGACATGCTGGTAGGCAAGCGGGCAGTAAGGGCGGGCCTGGCCGACCGCATCGGAACATTCGAGGCCACCCTGCGAGGTCTCCAGAACGGCAGAACCCCCCGCAGGAAAAACCAGGCTTCGTCTTCGGCCCGACACCCGACACCCGACACCCGACACCTCAGCCCCGATTACGATCTTGCACATCCTCAGATCGGTGCGTCAATATCCGGCATCACCGAACAACAACTCCAACCAGACCCAAAGGAGACATCGATTATGGATCTTGAAACCCTCAAAGCGGAACTCCCCGAAGTTTACGAAGAGGCAAAGACGGAAGGTTACGTCCAGGGACACGAGGAAGGGCTCGCCGAGGGGCGAACCGAAGGCGAGAAGACCTCCGAAGAGGCAATAGACGCCGCCATTGGCGAAGCCGAGGCCGAGGCCGAGCAGAACGGTTACGACCGGGGCCTGCAGATCGGATACTCCAACGGGCAGCAGAACGAGCGCAAGCGCTGCCGCCATATCGCCACCCTCGCCAATGACATGTCCTGCCACCAGGTCGGCATCGATTGCATCGCCGACGGTGAAGATATTACGGACACCACCGCGGCCCTGGAGGCTGACCGGGAGAAGCGCACCGCACTCGGCGGCGCTCCGGACCTTCCCGCCCCCACCGGCGACGAGACCCACGGCCAGCAGCAGCAACCGAGCATCGAGGAGCTGGACTGGGAAGACGAGCAAGCGGTCCAGAAAGCATTCGACGCCCAGCCGGACGATGTCCGGGCAGAGTTCAGCGAGGCCAGCGTCTGGGCAGCCTACATCAAGGCCGATAAGGACGGCATGATCCAGAACTTCCGAGGCAAAAAGGACGACTAGCTCTCTTCTGAATTACGAATCACACGAATTACGATCCCTTCACTCATAAATAGAGGTCCCATATCATGGCACAGCCGACTGCTGACCAACACCCCAACAGGGAAATTTTCGATGGAGCGGAGCACCTGAACGAGCTCCCCCTCAAAACTTCGACCACAATTTTCGCCGGCGCATACGTCGGTGAGAATTCCGGCGCTCGCCAACTGAACGCCGGCGATGCCTTCCTCGGCCTTGCCACCGCCAAGCGCTCCAACGTCTCCGGCACGGGGACGGACACCAACTGTCTCGTCTCCGAACGGGGACTGGTCGTCGATGACGTGGTAGGCGCTTCCGCTGCAACGGACGTTCTGAAACCCGTCTACGCCAGCGACGGCGACACGCTCACCCTCACGAAGAGCACCAACTCACGAGTCGGCCACATTCACCGGTGGCAGAGCGGCACTGAGTGCGTCGTTTACTTTGAGGCCAAATACACCTCGGAAGACACGGACGATCTGACCGTCGAAGGATTGACCGTCACCGGCGCAGCATCCCTGGACGGCGGCGTCGATATCGGCGATGCAGCCGCCGACCTGGTCGGCTTCCATGGGGCGGCCGCCGTGGATCAGCATGCGGCAATCGAGACCATCACCGATTCCAGCGGCGGAGTGGACCCCGGCGACGACATCATCGCAGCCCTGGGCACGATCACCAACTACGACGCCCACGCATCGGGTGCGGTGGCCGTTACCTCCAATGCGGCGACGGATCTGGATACCGCTGCCGCTGCCCTGGATACCCTGGAGGACGAGGTAACCCAACTGCGTCTCGATATAGGGGCAGCCATCGCCCAGATCACCGACAAGGTCAACGACGTGAGCGACACCCTCAGAGAGAAAGGACTCATCGCAACGTAACAGACAGACACCCGACACCAGACACCTGAAACCCTCACCCGCAGGCCACCGCCTGCGGGTGAGACCGGAAAACAACGTCTCCGGACACGGGACACGGACGAATTTTTCATCCGCTTAACCATGAACCGGAGGCAATCAGATGCCATTCGAACGACTCACCGACCGATACGTCATCGGGCGCATGATCGAGAAAATCGAGCATGCGGAGCTATCATCCTTCATTCTGCCCTTCACCGGCCCCATTTGGGGTAGCAACCAGGATCTCGAAGAGATCGCCTGGCCAGCCGCAACCCCGAAGATGCGGGCATGGGACGGCGAGAAACAGCCGGTAACCCTTGGCGAGATCGAGACCTCATTCGAGGTTTCGCCCTATGAGGGGACCCTGGATTTCGCCCGAAAGCAGTGGAGACTCGGCAAGGGCCGGGTCAACGAAGCCCTCATCTCCGACTTCGCCGATGAGCCGGTCCGCCACTGGGAAGATCTGCTGACCACCAAGATGGAGCTCGGCACGAGCACCAATAGTTTCGATGCGCAGACCTATTTCTCGACGACCCACTCATTCGGCGCATCGGGCAATTTCTCCAACTCCATCACCTACGATGCGGTGGACGCCACTGCCCCGACTCCGGACGAGATGGAAAAGGCCATCCTCGCCGGCATAAAGCAGCTCTACCAGCAGAAAGACAGCCAGGGCCGCAAGGTGAACCGTGGCATGAAAAGCGTGCATGTGATGCTTCCAATCGAGTATTGGGATATCGCCCTGAAGGCATTCAGCGCGGCCCTTCTCGCCACCTCCGGAGGTGCTGCCAGGGACAATACCCTTGTCGCCCTGAACAGCGGCATCGCCGGCCAGCAGCTCTCTATGAGCATGAGCATCAACGTCGCTCTGACATGGACGGACAAGCTGGTGGTCGTGCGTAACGACGACACAGCCCAGGGACTGCCCGCTTTCATCCGTGGCGCTCAGCCGCCCCAGGCAAACGAGAGCGAGCGGCCGGAGACCCTCAGCGAGATCCAGTCCTTCGCCGTCAAGGTCCTGGGCACGGACAGCGATCACCACTTCAATACCGGTGGCATCCGGGTCAGCATCGAGTCCGACCGGGTGGTCCAGTTCGGCGACTTCCGAAAGGCCGTCCTCGTGGACATCGACACGGCATAAGAGAAATAAACCACGTTCCGTCTGGGACGTTGTTTTCCGGGCGGCGGCGACGGTGATACCGTCGCCGCCGTTTTTTCCCAAATCCCCTCTCCCTCTGGGAGAGGGGCAGGGGTGAGGGTAGCGCATGAGCACAGGTATCACAACGAGCGAAGCGAGGCAGGGATTACCTGCTGCACCTTGTTCTCCCTTTCTTGATTTGAGGCTGGGCGATTGCATGGAATTGATGCGGGACGCTCCCGACAATTATTGGAACCTAGCTATTGTGGACCCGCCCTACGGCATAAATATGGCGAAAGGAGCGGGTGAAACGCGGGGCAACGGGAAGAAAAAAGCGGATTTGTATATTCCCAAGGAATGGGATGCGGACAGACCCGATGAATCATACTTCATTGAACTTCAAAGGGTTTCTGAGAATCAAGTGATTTGGGGGGGGAACTATTTTGCCGACCTGCTGCCGCCGTCAAGATGTTGGCTTTACTGGCAGAAGCAGATGGGCGGGACTTATTCTGATGGGGAATTAGCGTGGACTTCTTTTGACGCGATTTTGAAGGATTACACAAAAAGGCCAGACCAAGGAAATCGCATCCACCCCACACAGAAGCCAGTGAAGCTCTACGACTGGATTCTGGCGAACTACGCCAGCCCCGGCGACCGAATCTTGGATACTCACATGGGAAGCGGATCAATCGCCATCGCCTGCCACTACTTCGGCGCGTATCTGACTGCCACGGAGATCGACGAGGACTATTTTAAAGCCGCCTGCGAGCGAATCGAGAACGAGACGCGGCAGATGGATTTATTTCAGGAGAACAGGGAACCCTGCGGCATTTAACGCCTCGCCTCCCAACGCCTCGCCTCCCAACGCCTCGCCTCCCAACGCATCCGCAGAGGCGATTTAGAATAGACGTTTCATGCTGCAAGGTTCCCACGACCCTCACCCCGGCCATCTCCCAGAGGGAGAGGGAGGTTAGATTATGGCAATGACAGACCACGCCGAGATCATCCTGAAGGACACCCTCGATCCCTTCGTCCGCCAGAACGTAAAATTCACCCCGGACGGGGCCGCGGAGGTCACCATCCCCTGGGCACGAGTGGAGGTGCAGGCCAAGCCCCTGGAAGGGAAGCACAAGGGGAAGACATGGGCCGTGGTATGGATCGCCGATGACGCCACCGATGGGCGGGACGATATCAAGCTCGTTAAAGACAAGTTTACATTCGCCGAGCACGGCGGGGATACGGAGCGAGACTGGCCCGTCATGGAAATCCTGAGCCGGATGGATGGGATATGGTACCTCAAAGTCATGAGGTAGGGAAAGTAATTCGAATGGATGGAATGACGCCCTACTACGAAGACGATGGGATTGTGATTTATCATGGGGATTGCCAGGAAATTGTGCCAGATTTACTGGAACTGGAAATTGATTTTTTGGTTCTAACAGATCCGCCCTACGGTATTAATCACACATCACATGGGCAATTGTTTCGTAGTGCAATTCCGTGTAGAAATGATGCGACACTGGGTGTAACGATGGGAGTTTTAATTCAATTACAAGATTTTCCCCAGGTTGTGTTTTTCTCTCCTTATAACCCGATCCCTATTGAGTGGCGCTCCGTTTTAGTTTGGCACAAAGGCAAAGATTTCGGGATTGGTGGCGATAGGGCTACATGTTGGAAGCGAGATATAGAGTGTATTGGAGTGAGGAATAATCCGCCATTGAACGGAAATCGAGATTCGGCACTTTTACAATTTCGTGGCGCTAAGAGTAGGTCTCATTTTTGTGAGAAGCCATTAGATTTGATTCTTTACTTGATCCAAAAGGTGCCAAGCGAAACAATTCTCGATCCTTTCATGGGCTCAGGAACAACTCTTCGCGCTGCAAAGGATCTTGGCCGTAAGGCAATCGGGATCGAAATCGAGGAAAAGTATTGTGAGATTGCTGCGAACAGACTTGCACAGGGGGTGTTGTTTTGACCTGACACCCACCCTCCCCAATGGCTAAAAACCAGTGTGTTGTTTTGACCTCACCCACCCTCCCCCATGGCTAAAAAACAATTCCGCCCAGTAATCAAGATTCAGATGGCGGAGGTCCTGCACGCCATGCAGACCGCCCCCAATCAATTCGCCTACCAGTTCGGCGACGGGCTGCTGCACATCAAGCGCAAGTTTTTCAAAAGCTGGCTTTCCAATCTGGATCTGAATCTGGCCCGGCCGTTCCGGAAATCCCTTTACGGGAAATTCCGGGGATACGTGAACGTGGGCAACCGTGGGGTAGGGGTGGGAAAGCAATCGGACGAGCGCAAGGGCCTGGTCGAGCGGCTGGCCCTCACCCAGGCCAACGCCCTGGACATGTCCCTGAACATCCTTTCCCGCAGCAACGTGGCGGAATATCAGGAATTCGGTGGGACAATATACCCGCAGGAGGCCAGATACCTCCGAGTGCCCATCCCAGGGCCGATCGTGCAGACCATGCGGGGGAAGACCCGTAAGAAGTTCAAAAAGCCCTATGCCGAATGGAGCGACCTCGATAAGCGAAAATCCTTCATCCGTGACGGGGTGGTCTTCTATAAGCCCCGCATCCGTGGCACTGAGATAGTGCCGATCTTTGTGCTGAGGAAAAAGGTCACCCTTCGCAACCCCGGTTTGAACTTCTACAAGACCTGGCGAGCCCTGGGGCAATTTCCGAACCAGCGGATCCAGCAAGCCGCCCAAAAGGCCATCCGGATCTGGAATCAAGGACTAAGAAAGAGAGCGTAATATGAAAGACCCCGAAGACATCCTGCTGGAAGAGATCGAAAAACTGGGACAAGTCACCCGTAAACAGCTCAAACGCTTTTTAAGGAAGCAGCGAGTTCAGAAAGCCCTGAACCGAATGGTAGATGTGCCCGGCCTACCCGAGTCTCTCGAAGGATTGATCCTCTCCTACTACCTCGCCCCGCTGATTAAAAAGCTCTGAAAGCTGGTCTCCCCGACACCTGACACCTGACACCCCATGGCCTCCTCAAAACGCCGCCTCGCCACAGACGCCCTTCAGACCCGCATCGCCACCGTCACCGTCGCCAACGGGTACCAGCGGGACATTAACAGCGTGCAGAAATACCGGAAGCGCAAGGTTACCGGCGATACGGAATTCCAGGTAAACGACTTCAACACCCTCCCGCTGGTAATACTCACCACCGAGGGCAACGCCATGGTCGAAGTCGAGGGAGAGGAAAGCATCGCCAACGAAACCGAAAGGTTTCTAGACGTGCTGGCCATCCTCTATTTCGTTCACGACCAGGAGGACGATTCAGACACCGAGACCGACGACCTGGCCGATGATTTTGTGAGCGACATCGAGAAAGCCATCATGGCCGACCCCCCCCTGGGCGGGGCAGTAGTCTGGACCCAGGTAAGAGACTGGATGGTCATGGAGGCCGAGGATGATGAAGGCGAGCCCTGGTGCATCGTCCCCATCTCGATCCGGATGCAATACAACTACGTGTATGACGATCCATACACGTAGTTCAACCCTGACACCTGACACCTGACGCCATGGCTTCGTTCCCCATCGCAAACCCACTCCGCTACACGGTCCGCCACACCTACCGCCAGCGCCGGTCCGATCCGGAGAGCGGGGTAGCGATTGCGACCAGGGTTTCTCCCCTGAAGGGCCGTAGGTGGAGCATCACCTGGCCGAATCGATCGCGGTTTCACGCCAAGGCCGTAGAAGATCTTTATCACGACCAGCTCGGCGGATCGGCGACCTTCACCTGGACACCCCCAGGACCCGGCGAGAGCAGCGGCAACTACCGCTTCGCCGCCCCCGTGCGGCTCGCCCACAAGACCGCTACGGCCGTCGATATTTCGGTGGTGATCGAGGAAGTCATCTAGGTGTCGGGTGTCGGGTGTCAGTGTCGAGAGCCATCGCCAGCCCTTCCGAGCCAGACACCCGACACCCGACACCTGACACCCCTCCCCCGACCTAGCACATCCGCAGATCCGAAGATAATTAGCGTTAAATGCTGCAGGGTTCCAGGCGACCCTCACCCAGAAAAACTTTTTAAAGGATTCTACCTATGGCATTCGGCTCACAACTCGACCAGCTACAGCAAATCGCTTTCGCTCAGGAGGCAGTATTCGGCACGGAAGAGACACTCGACGCCGCCGATGTGGGCCTGCGCTGCTTCGGCATCGGCAAAGAGGAAGAGATGGACATGGAGGACGACGAAGAGCAGTCCCTCACCCTCAGCGATACCGGGGCCAACTCCGGGGCGCTGAGCCGGGGCATCAACTTCGGCTCCTACCTGGCCGGCCCTGCCGATGGGCTCATCACCTCTGACCCGAACTGGTACCTGCTGATGAGGGCCGGCGGATGGAGGGTAAAGGCGCTCAAACAGATCACCATCGGGGCGGTCACCGGCGGCCCCTACCTGCACGGGGAATCGATCTCTCAGGCCGTCACCGGAGCCACGGCAAAGGTGTTCAAGGACACCGCCAACGGCACAACCACCCTGCTGGTCTATGACGTGACAGGCTCGACCGACAACTCGAATGTCTGGACCGGTGCGGACAGCGCTGCCACGGCCACCCCTTCGACCACAGACAGCAACTATGGCCGGGTGCTGATGCCCCACACTGACCCGCTTATCGAGCTTTCCATCGGAGCGGTAGCAGGCGGCCCCTACACGGCGGGCGAGAAGGTCACCGGCGGCACGAGCGCCGCCATCGGCTACGCCTACCAGGCCACGGCAGACGGGGACGCCAAAATCTTCCTGATGCACGTGGATGGCACATTCCAGAACGCCGAGACCCTGACCGGGGCGGATTCGAGCGCATCGGCTACCAGCTCGACCGACCCATCCCAGAGCGAGATCCCCAGCCTGACGATCTACCGCAACCGCCACGGTCACCGTCACACGGCCATCGGCTGCCGGGTGAGCCCGAACATCGAGCTACGCTCCGGCAGAGAGGGGCGGCTCAACTTTTCCGCCATGGGAGCGAACGGCGGCGATAGCGATGTCGCCGCTTTCAGCGGCACCAGCGAGGAGCGAGTCGCCGGCCCGCGGTTCAAGGGTATCAGCTTCGCCCTGGACAGCACCACCGGCCTGCGCATCGGCGCTATGTCCTTCAGCCTGGAGAACGCCCTGGCCGCCATCGAGGACTCCCAGGCCGCCTCCGGCATTTTGGGATACGAGATCGGCGCCCGCAACTGGCGGGGAACGATGAATCTCGACTCGGTTCACAAGGGGACATTCGATTTCCAGGGCTCGGCAGAAAACGAGACCACCATCGAGCTCGACTGCACCTGGGGATCGGTGGCCGGCAACCAGTTCGGAGTCTATGCGAAGGGCATGCAGATCGAGGGCATCACCGAAGGCAACCGGGAGAACATCGCCACCGGCGAGCACGCCTGCCGCTTCACAAAAACGCATTCCAGAGAGGATGACTTGGAGCTCTGTTTCTATCTGTTCTAACAAATCCCCCTCTCCCTCTGGGAGAGGGCCGGGGTGAGGGTCGCTGGTACCCTGCAGCATGAAACGCCCCGATTTGCACGCAACACCTGATGTCTGAAGTCTCTGAATCCGCATCAAGCACCATCTACTACAAGATCCCCAACTGGTTTATCGCAGCGGCGGCCTTTGTTCTCATGCTCGTAATCCCCTGGGCGTGCTGGGTCTCTATGACCCTGGCACGCATTCAAGCCAAGCTGGACGTTAGCGAGGATGTAAGGGGAGAGCTGACTTCTCACCTCGCCGACCCTGCCATTCATCACACCCTTTCCATCCAACTGGAGCGGCTCAGGAAAGAAGTGGACGACCTGCGGAGGAATCCCTGACCGACACCTGACACCAGACACCTGACCACTTTCTTCAACCCGGAGGACAACGCCCATGGCTATTGCCACCACGCCCGACAAGACGACCGACGTCATTCTCGAAGAAGACAAAGAGCTGGAAGCTGAGGACCAGACCATCTTTAAGGTCCGGGTCTTGAGCGTAGAGAAGGTAAACGGGGAGCTGATACCCGCCCAGCAGAAAGCCGCCGAGGATTTTCAGAAGCCATTTAGAGAGGCTATGAGGCTCCGGCAGCAATTGGAGGAGATGGATGAAGATGACCCGGATTTCGAGGAGAAGTCCGAGGAGCTGATGAGCCAGGCCGGGAGCGTAAGCGCTACCGAGGTCTTCACCCCGTTTTACACCAGTTTAATAGAGAAATATCTGATGGGGTGGGAGAACTTCAAAGCGCCGGACGGCCAGGATATTCCCTTTATGACCGGCACCACAGCAGAACGGCTCTCCTTACTCTCCGTGCGCCAGCGGGCGGACCTGGGGAAGAAAATCATCGAGGCGAATACCCTCACTGGAGAAGACCGAAAAAACTGACACTCGCCGCAGTGGCAAGCTGTGGCGACTTAAACGTTACCTGCCGGCTCTGCTGGAATGACCCGAAATACCGGGCAGACTGGGGCTGCGATGGCCCGGCGGCAGCGCCTTTCATGGAAATAGACTGCACGTCTTGCAACGGCATGGGTGATCCCGATTGCTCCGTCTGCTCCGGAACTGGGAGAGAGGACATACGGGATTGCCCCAACCGTTGCGCCCGCCAGCTCGGCGATCCCTTCCTCACCGCCTACCGTGCCTGGCCCGATCTCCCCCCCGTCCCCGGCGGCCTGAACCAGCAGGCCAACATATTCGTCGAGGCCAGCCAGTATCTGAAGGTCAAGATCGACGAGGTGCTGGATGCGAAGGAGAGGAAGAAGTAGGTGGTAGGTGGTGTCGGGTGTCGGGTGTCAGGGTGGGACAAGGGTCGGGTGTCAGGTGTCGGGTGTCAGGTGTCAGGGTGGGACAAGGGTCGGGTGTCAGGTGTCGGGTGTCAGGGAGGGACAAGGACACTCTTAGTTCGACCTACAACCATATCATTCTCCCCAACGGTTCCGCAGATTCGAGAGATAATCTCTCTGACCTGACACCCGACACCAGACACCCGTCTCCCCACCCGTCTCCCCACCCGTCTCTCCGTGCCCTCCAAACGCAACACCCTCCAGATCTTCCTCCGCCTGCAGGACCAGATGTCCCCGGAATTCCGGAACGCTATGCGGAACCTGAAGGGGGAGAGCAAAGCAGCCAGCAAGGCCACCCTCACCGGCACGGCCAGCATGACCGCTGGGTTTCTCAGCCTGAAAGGTGCCATCCTGGGGGCCGCGAGCGCACTGGGCATCTACAAGGCCATCGAGCTAGGGCGGAGGTTCATCGAGGACGCGGGCCGGCTGGAGACCTATCACAGCCAGATCCAGATTCTTATTGACGATCTGGACGAAGCGAACAAAGCCTTTGATGCGATCCGAGAGTTCGCCATCGCTTCGCCTCTTTCCACGGAAGAGGTGGTTCAGTCGTTTATCCGCCTGGGTGCGGTGGGCGAGAAGGAGACCCAGCGGGTCACCGAAGCCCTCGCCGGGGTGGCCCTGGCGTTCAATAGGGATCTGCGTGACGTTATAGGCGCTTACGTCTCGTTTGAGACCGAGAGTCTTCGCCGGCTGGGCATCGAGGCCAGGCGGACAAAAGACAAGGCCATCATCCAGAGCGGCGACCTGGTCAAACACGTGCGCAACGACGCCAAAGAGATCCGGGCCGCGCTGCTGGAAATCTGGGATGAAAAGTTCGGCCAGGCCATCGATAAAGCGACATCGAGATTTTCGGCGAGGATGAAGGTCATGCAATCTGCGTTCATGGAGTTTTCGGGCAGCATGGGCAAAAAGGCCTTGCCCACGCTCAAATTTGTATTGGACACGATGACCGAGATCTTCAACGTTGGCCGGCGCATAAACGAGGCCATGGAGTTCCTGGATGCGGACGAGAAGCGGGCAGCCATGGCCGGCTTCCTGGCGGAGATGCGGGCGGCCATTCCCAGGATGATAGGAGGCGGCATTGCGACGGCAGCGGTCATCGCAAAGGACCACGCCAAGGACTTCTGGAAACCGTTTTTCTATGGCCTGATAGAGTTCGCCAAGTTCATCCCGGAAAAGATCGGCGAGGCCCTGCTGCTCGCCAGCTCCGAGAAGGTGCGAACGCTGACCGACGAGCTCCGGATCGTGCAGGTAAGGCTGCGGGACACAAAAACGCTCGTCGCCGAGCTGGAGGCGTCACGGTTCGATATCCCATCCGGACACGGTGACGACCTGGATAACCAGTTGAGGATAGCGAGCGATCTTATGCGCAAGCTGGAGAAGGATGTAAAGCGGATTAAGGCTCTGAGGGAAGAGGCTATGCCAGCTGCGCTCAAGGCCCGCAAGAAACTGGCCGCCGCGGTCAAGGCGGAGACGGACGAGAATACAAAACTGTTCGACGACATAATGAAAAACGTCGAGAACCGGATAAACAACGCCGCCGCCTCCACGGAGACCACCATCCTGGGGCCTCTCCGCCACATGTGGTCCCTCATCAACGGCCAGCTCGAAGAGATCGAGAAGAAGACAAAGGCTCGCAAAGCGGCCAAGCCACGAGAGGGAGCGCCGGATATCCATCCCCCCGACTTCGAGAATCAGCGGCAGCATGCGGCCAACCTGGAGGCTAACTACCGCAGGGCTGCCGAGTTTGCTGGCCTGATTATAAACCTGCAGCGCCTGGGCATGCAGGCGGGCATTGCCTTCGATGCCAGCAAGACCCTGGAGCAGGCTGAAGCATTGAAGGAATACAACCAGGCATTAAAGGAAGCGGGCACGATCACCACCGAGTATCTGGACCCTGCCGAGCGCTTCATCAGGCGGCAGGAGGAGCTGAACCGATTACTCCAGATTCTCGGTCCCCAGTTCCAGAAGACCTACAACATCGCCATGGCTGAAGCCCGGCAGGAGCTCCGGAAGTTTCAGATCGAATCCCAGGGATTCGGCGGGGGAGTGCGGGCCGGCATCATGGAGACCATGGACGACCTGAACAACTCTTTCGCCCAGGGCATGCAATTCGCCGCCGGCCTCACCAACAGCCTGACCAACGATTTGAGCGCGGCCCTTACCGGCCTGGTGGGCGATTCTCGCAAGGTGACCCAGAGCTTCAAAGACATGGGCCTGGGAATCCTGAATGAGATCAACAAGATAATCGTGCGAATGCTCGTCCTGCGTCCGATCATGAATTCCTTATTCGGCGAGGGCTTCGCCACCTCCGGCATAGTCGGCGGTTTTCTCGGCAAGCTCAACCTCCCCTTCCTGGATTCGGGCGGCATCGTCCAGGGCCCTGGCCTGGTAAAGGTCGGCCCTATCCGTGAAGCCATGATCCCGCTCTCCGGCCCACACGCCAAGCGGGGCGGGGGCCAGCCCGTGCAGATAACCGTGGCCCCGCAATTCAACATCAGCGCCGCCGACTCCCAGGACGTTGAGCGATTCTTGTCCTCTGACCATGCCCAGACCGCCATCACAAATTCGGTGGTCTCCGCCATCGGCAACGGCAACCCGCAACTCCAATCCGCAATCCAGTCCGCCAACAACTAGATCCGCAGATTCGAGAGATAATCTCTCTCTGACCAGACACCTGACACCCGACACCTGCCCCCCATGGCTCTCTACGCAGATCTCCAACTTGTCCGCCCCGAACTCCTCCTCCCCCCGCTGCGCATGGCCTGCCGGGTAGCCACGACGGCGGACATCGCCGACCTGGCTGCGGGAGCCCCGGACAACGTGGACGGTATTAATCCGGTGGCACAATACGACTGGGTCCTAGTGAAAAGCCAGACCGATGCCAGCGAGAATGGGATCTACGAGGTTACAACGCTGGGGACCGGGGCGGATGGGGTCTGGACACGCCGGCACGACCTGGACAACACCAACGAGATCCGGGCCGGGATTATCGTCTTCGTCATGCAGGGCACGGCCAATGCGGGCAAAATGTATGGTCTGGACTATGCGGCCAGCTACACCCTGGACACCACCGACCTGGACTGGACGGAGATCACCGAGCCGAAAAGCAACCGGTCGGCATCCGTGGCACCGGTGGCCACCGACGACAGCGGCTCAGGGTATGCGGTCGGCTCCCGGTGGTTTGATACCACGGCAGACAAGGAATACGTGTGTCTCGATGCCACGGCCACCGCCGCCGTCTGGACAGAGACCACCCAGGGCGGGGGCGGCGGCACGCCTGGCGGGGCGGATACTCAGGTTCAATTCAACGACAGCGGATCATTTGGAGGGGATGCGGATTTCACCTGGGACAAAACCACTAACGAGCTGGAGTTTAGCACCGACGCCAAGGTGAAATTTGGCGGAAGCAATTGGCACGAAAGATATGGCTCTGTCTCCACGGGGCACTATTCCATCCAGCTTGATGCGAATAACAATCAGTCGGATGCAAAATTTGGCATTTACTCCAACAGCTCCACCCTGGAGGCAGGCACGGAACTGTATCGAGTCCAGGAAGATGGCAATATAGGCTTGAATGGAGCGGACACCTTTGGCACCAACGCCGCCGGCGTCCTGGGCATCAAGGCCGGCACTGCCCCAACCACTCAGCCCGCAGACATTGTCCAGGAATGGGTAGATGATTACGACGGCGCAGGGACCGCGGCCATGCACCTGATGACCGAGCAGGGCGCTACCCTAATCTTCGCCGGCAAAGAGGGAACACAGCACACCCTCAAATTTACCAAGAGTTTCACCGACGACGAGACCCTGACTCTGCCATCCCCGACGACCACCGGATACCTGCTGGTAAGCGCCGGCGACGCCGAGGCCGGCGGATTTTTCGGTGTCGGAACGTCCATGACCCAGGACTACACCACCGGCATGGCGATCATGAACGCAGACATGGATGGCAACGTCGATCTCTACTACGACACCGGAGTCCTCACCCTGAAAAACCGCCTGGGGGCTACACGAGTTTTGACAGTCACTTATTGTTTCGACTGATGTGATTGATCCCGACACCTGAACCCATGTCCCGAATTGCCCGTCACTGTTTTGATTGATCCCGACACCTGACACCAGACACCCGAATACCCATGCCCAGACACGAATACACCGATCACGTTACCGACCTCCGCTACAGCCGAAACGAGCAGGGCCAGCAATCCGTGGCCGTGACATTCGGCGAGCCCTGCACTGTCCCGGTCATGCTGCACGACGACGCCGGCAATATGACTATCTCGGAAGAGCGGGTAACCCTCCTGCGCATCGGGCCGGATGAATGGGATACCTTCAAGAGTCTCTGTCCCGAATTCCTGGGAGCGATGACCGGCTACATCGAGCGCATGATGAGCGACCCGGATGGCCGCCGGAAATACCTGCAGGCCATCATCGACAAGGAAGCCGCCCGCTTCCAGGCCGAGGCC